TGCCGTACCGCCGCCAGCGGTCTAGACAGTGCGAAGCTGGCAAGCAAAATTTGCGCTGCCAGCACCAGCAACGCCATGATTAGCCTTGCTAGAAGCGCCCACAACATCGTGACCCCGATTGATGAGTGGGACAAGTACCCAATGCTGCTCAATACGCCGAGTGATGTGATCGACCTTGAAACCGGCCGCGCCGTCCCGCGCAATGGTCTGCTGTTTACCCAATCAACCAGCGTGTCCCCCACCAATACGTCAACGCCGATATGGGATAAATTTGTCTCTGAAATCTTTGGTGGAGACCTTGAGATGGTGGAGTTTATGCAGCGTCTTGGCGGGTATTGTCTGACGGGCAGTATCAAGGAGCAAAAGCTGTTTTTTCTGCATGGTCAAGGGGCCAACGGCAAAAGCGTGTTCTTAGATGTGCTCCGCAGCATTGGCGGCAAGTACAGCCACAACCTGCCGTCTGAAGCCTTGATGACATCGCGCAACGAGGGGCATCCGACCATGTTCGCCAGCCTTCACGGTAAACGCTTGGCCATCTCAAGCGAAATTGAAGAATCGGCGCATTGGGCTGAAAGCCGCATTAAGGCCATGACGGGTGACGAAACCATGACGGCCAGATTTATGCAAAAAGACTTCTTTACCTTCAGGGTGACGCATAAACACCTGATCGCGGGCAACTTCAAGCCACGTCTCAAGGGCGACGACTTCGCTATGGTACGGCGCATGGTGCTGGTGCCGTTCAGTCAAAAGTTTGAAGGGGCGCGCCGAGACAGCAACCTGCCAGAAAAACTCAAGGCTGAATATGGCGGCATCCTGGCCTGGTTCATTGAAGGTGCGCGCAAGTGGGCATCCAGTGGCCTGGCAATCCCTGAGTCGGTGGCCACGGCATCCAAAGATTACATGAGCGAAAACAACGACATGGATTTGTGGATGGCCGAGTGCTGCAAGCAGTCTTCTGGAACGTCCGACCTATCCAGCAACTTATACGACTCATTTTCAAGTTGGAAGGCACGCCAAGGTGAACATGCGCCGTCCGCCAAATCGTTCTCGCAACGCTTGGAGCGCACATATAACAAGAAGCGCACAACGAGAGGTATGGAATTTTCCGGTCTTTTCGTGGACACGTTCTCCGCCTTCGCCAGCAACACCTATGAGGAGGCAAGCCGGGGGAAATAGATCAATGTAGGGTTGTGTAGGGTTGCTGGCTTGTTACGTCTATACGCGGATGTGCGCGTGCAGGTGAACGGGTCTTTCAAGCAACCCTACACAACCCTACATCAAGCCCACTTCGGTGGAAAAAAGATGAGCTGAAAAAATAGCGCATCTTGCCAAGCACAAACTTACGACGAGCTGCTGCACTTATTGGGTGAACAGGTAGTACCCCTAAACGTGGGGGCATCCTCCAAACTTGGATCATCCAAGCCTCAAATTGAGGTCGGCTGAAAACCCGGCGCATCATTCAAATCTGAATCATCCCGCCCACCATTGGCGGCCGGGGTATGCCCAAACTTGGACACACTGCCTTTGCTGGAAGACACCCACCACCCGAGTGGGTATTTTTTCGCCCAAATCGCAAATGAGAATGATTCGCTATTGACTAACGGGTCATTAACTGATACAACCGACGCGTGTACACATTAACGCGAATCATTCGCATTACTCCTTAAGGAAAACAACCCCATGACAACACTCGCACAGATCCGCGAAACCCGCGCCGCCAAAGTCGCCACCATGCGCACCATGCTCAACACCGCTGAGTCTGAGAAACGCTCACTCAACGCCAACGAGCAAACCGCCTTTGACGGTCTCAAGACTGAGATCACCGGCTTGGAAGCCGCCGAGGGCCGCGCTCAATTCGTGGAAGATATGGAACGCCGCTCTATGGGCACGCCAGTGGGCGACAAGTCACTCAACGACCTACACCGCTCTGTCAACGTCCTGGACGTGATCCGAAGCCAAATGGAAGGCCGAGCCCTGTCTGGTGCTGCCCTGGAATCACACCAAGAGTCCGAGCGCCGCACGGGTCGCAAAGCACAAGGGATCTTTGTGCCACTGGCTGCACTTGAACAGCGCACGGTGAACACCACCACCACGGGTGCAAAGCTGATCGCTACCGACAACCGCGCAGACCAATACATCGAACCATTCCGAAACGCACTGTTAGCCCGCAAGTTGGGGGTGCGAGTCCTGTCAGGATTAACCGGCAACGTGTCTATCCCGAAACATGCAACCGGCAATGCTGCTGGCTGGGTCGCTGAGAATGCCGCTCTGACCGCATCCAACGCGATGACCTTTGACTCTGTGACGCTGGCACCGAAACATGCCGGTGGAGTTACTGAAATGTCACGGCAACTGATCCAGCAAAGCTCACCAGACATTGAACAACTGGTTCGTGGTGATCTGTCCTACCTGCTGGCACAAGCGATTGACTCTGCCCTGATCAAAGGTGGCGGCACCAACGAGCCGGTGGGCGTGTTGAGCACGGTGGGCATTCAAACGGCAAGCCTTGCAACCTTATCGTGGGCCGCGATTGTGGCAATGCTTGCGAAACTGGATCTGGTCAACGCAACGCCAAATGCATGGCTGTTGGGGGCTACGCCAAAAGCTAAATTGTTGAGCATGGTGGACGGGCAAGGACTGCCCACAAAGTACCTCGACAACGGCCGCATGGTGGACATTCCCGCCTACACCACCAACCAGTTGGTAAACAAGACCGGCACGCCTGACAAGGGCCGGGTGATCCTGGGTGACTGGTCGCAAGTGATGTTGGGGATCTGGAGCGAGATCGACATTCTGGTCAACCCTTATGCAGAAACCGCATACAACAAGGGCAACGTGCTGGTGAGGGCAATGTCCACGGTAGATATTGCGGTACGACACCCCGAAGCCTTCGTGGTCGCAGACGACGTGACCATCTAAGGGGAATAGCGAATGTTGGAGATCCGCTCAAACGGCACGCTAACAGGAAAGGGGAAAACCCTTTCTGGCTATGCGGCCGTGTTCAATTCTGAGGCCAACCTGGGCGACTTCCAAGAGTTGATCCGTCCTGGCGCTTTCGCTAAATCACTGGCGACGGGTTCCAACATTCGCGCCCTGTACCACCACCAAGGTGATGCACTTTTGGGCACTACCCGAGGTGGCACGCTCAAACTGAAGGAGGACGCGTATGGACTCGCTTTCGAGCTTTCTTTACCTGATACCTCTCACGGCCGCGACTTATCCATTCTGGTGGATCGTGGTGATGTGGCTGGGTGCTCCTTTGGCTTTCGTGTTGCACCTGGTGGAGATCGCTGGGAGCAACGCGGCAAACAAATGGTGCGTGAACTGCTGACGGTGGAGCTTGTGGAGATCACGCTCACGGCTGATCCAGCTTACCAAGACACCACTGTGGCTATGCGTTCCAAGCCTGTTCAACAGGGATTTGTTGACCTGGACAACCTGATCAACAACAACTTATGGATAAGCACAACATGGGCCTGATTACCCGCATTGCCAACCACCTGGGCTTTGAGCAACGAGCCAATGGTGACAGCTACTGGACTAATTTTTCTGCCCTGAAATCGGGGCCGGTCAACGCCGCCACCGCTCAAGGTGTGAGTGCTGTCTATGCCTGCGTTAGCGCAATCAGCGAGACGGTCGCCAGCCTGCCCTTGATCCTGTTCAAACGCGACGGTGAAGACCGCCAACGCGCCACTGACCACCCGCTCTACAAGGTGCTGCACGACCAAGCCAACGACCAACAGACAGCACTCGAATTTAGAGAATGGATGATGGCCGCTGTCTTGTTACGCGGCAACGCCTTTGCGAAGATTGTCCGGCGCTATGACGGGCAAGTCACTGCCTTGCTGCCAATGTCACCAGACCGAGTTACTGTGCTGCGAGTCGGTGATGGCCTGGGCTATGAGCACACAGACTTTGCTGGACGTGTGGAGCGCCTGCTGTCCACTGAGGTGCTGCACTTACGGCACCGCCTGGGTGACGATGGTGTGTTGGGTGTGTCGCCTATCGCCGCCGCCAAGTCAGTCATTCAACTGGCAATCAGTGAGCGTGACCACGGGGTTAACACCTTTGCCAACAATACAAAACTGTCCGGGGTTCTCAAGATACCGGGCAAGCTCAACCAAGAGCAAAAAGCCAATCTAGCCGCATCATGGAACACCCAACATGGTGGGGCCAATGCGGGCAAGACTGCCATTCTTGAATCGGGTGTGGAGTTCCAACCCATCAGCATGACGTTGGAGGATGCTGAGTGGATCGCTGCACGCCAGTTCAGTGTTGAGGAAACATGCCGCCTGTTTCGTGTGCCACCCACCATCGTGGGGGATCTGCGCCACGGCAACTACTCCAACAGCGTGGAGTTAGCACGCCAGTTCGTGACCATGACGTTACGCCG